TCAGAGTACAACTACATCTGGTACAAATCCTGCACAAGTTGCCCCTGACGTTAATCCTCGTTTCTTCAATGGTGCTGGAGCTATTGCGTTTACTGGTGATAAATATCGTGTTGAATTCGATAAGACAAATGTTAAGGTTATGCGTCAATGGAAGATACCAATCAATCCTGCTGGTGATCAAACTACTGTTGGGACTATGCCTACGTTGTTCAAGTTATACTGTCCTATCAATCGCAAAATACAATTCGAAGATGCTGGAGAATTAGGTCTTACAACTGCACCGAGACGGTTCAAGCGTGGTAATTACTTTTTCGTATTGCAAGTCATTACAGGAATACCGGGAGGTGTAAACGATACCATTGTAAATGGTGATTTCCGTTCTGAAGTATTCGTAAGAGATATTTAATTAAATAAAGGATTTCTTAAGCTTATAACATCACAATTCAAATCAACCCATTGGCATTCAGTTCTGGAAAAAGCTCTTCTAGGGTCCATGTCCTCGTTGCATAGCCAGATGCAAGGTCTGCCGTTTCGAACTCGTCGTTTCTTTCGGTACTTGTCGGTAAGTATTCCTTCGAGTTGTGCACCAAGAAAGAATTTCCAATGTGGGAAAAACTTGATGTCGATGTCGTCGAGGATGATATATCCTGCTTCATCGTCCCAATCGTCGAGGCTGAACATGTTGCAAAAGTACATGGCCTTGCCAAGAGATCTTGCCCACTGAGTCTTCCCGAGCCGAGAAGCTCCGATAAGAATGAGAGAGCGCGGTCGCTCCACCCCCTAATAAACTACGGGTTAGGATTAGGATCATATGGTTAGGATAGGGATTTTTTTTGACCCGGAGCCGGTAGGCGTAGGGTGTTGATGTGTACATATATACTTACTGGTAAAAGGTTGACTTCAACCCATTCTGTCATGGAAGGAAGTTCGACGAACTCGGATCGTACTCTTCCGGAGTAGGGAGTCTCGTCTCGTCCAAATCGAAACTCACAGAAGAATAGAATGCGTTCAAGGTTGAGCACGTAATCTCGTGGAAAGCGTTGTCGCACTGCTTCCAGAAATTCTCCTCTGCTTCCGCTCTTCTCCAGAATATCGCTCCACCCCTCGTTTGGCTCTCCGCTTGTATAATCAAAGTTAGCCAGTGGTTCAGTATCATCTTTGGTGCAATAGGCAATGACACTTCGAGCGGATCTTGGCTTCTGTATGTTTGGATGGTGTCCGTCCACGTCAAACGCTCGTTCGGAAGTGAACCTCCTCCTTCCCCCAAAGTGTAGATAAGCGTGTAAGTGATAGTTCCCGTCCTCGTGACGCTCCCTTCCAATAAGATACTTCTGTGGATTGCAACTTGCAACCAGAGCATCTCTGAGCTGTTCGCGTTCGAGTGCACACTGAGGGTAGGTGAGGAAGACATGGACGCCGTCAAAGCTGAATGAGGCAGCAGGCATAATATTACCCTGCTGCCACCCGCCACCCGCCACCTTATATACTTATAAAAGGGGCTGCGCAATTTAACCAAATTTGATGGCTGGCTACATCGCACAAGCTGGTGCATTTACTGCTGCAGGAGCTGCCCTATCAGCGTACGCTTTATATTCTGATATCAAAACTGCTGGTTCTAAAAGGAAACCCGACGAAGGTGTTGACCTATCATACGATTCCAAGCGTATAAAATTAAATCCAAACGTAGTCACGTCTCCATCTATGGCATTCCGACGGCGTTCCAGGTTCCGCCGACGTTTCCGAAGGCGGCCACGTAAGCGTTTCGGCCGAAAAAGGCGTTCATTCAAGCGTGCTGTCCGACGTGTTATTCTTAGAACTATCGAACCCAGAAAAGTCATCGCATCCGAGTTTCAACAGGCTTTTAATGAAGAAGATGCCGTTGGTTCTGTTTCTTATGTTAATTGTCCTCCTTCTATACTTGTTCAGGGAACACAGGAAGATCAGGTTTCTGGAAATCAGGTCTGGCTTAAAGGAATGCTCCTGCGCGGGCATTTCATGTTGTCACTAACGACTCCTTCCGTTGCTGGTTGCATGGTCGTGGTCACTGCTGTGTATACAAAAGAGCAAGGTTCTGGTTTTCAAGGTGGTTTTATTCAATTTCAGAGTACAACTACATCTGGTACAAATCCTGCACAAGTTGCCCCTGACGTTAATCCTCGTTTCTTCAATGGTGCTGGAGCTATTGCGTTTACTGGTGATAAATATCGTGTTGAATTCGAT